TACGGCTACGGCTACGGCTACGGCTACGGCGACGGCTCCGGCTACGGCGACGGCGACGGCTCCGGCTACGGCTCCGGCTCCGGCTCCGGCGACGGTATTAAATCCATAAACGGTATGCGCATCTATTTTATAGATAATGTGCCAACGATAATAACGAGGATAAAAGGAAGCTATGCAAAAGGATACATCTTAAAAGACGATCTAAGCCTCGAAAAATGCTTTGTAGCCAGAACAGACGGGCATTTTGCTCATGGCGACACTCTACGCAGAGCACTTGAAGCGGCACGTAGCAAGGCCTTCGATATGATGCCCGAGGAAGACCGCATTAGGATGTTTGTCGATGAACACGATGCTTGCTCTGAATACCAAACCATGGATTTCTTCGTATGGCACAATCGGTTGACAGGCTCCTGTGAAATGGGCAGAAAAGCTTTTGCTGAAAGGCATGGGATTAATCTTGACGGTTGCATGACTGTTTCCCAGTTTATTGGTCTTACCGAAAACGATTATGGCGGGTCTACAATTCGGAAGCTTAAAGAGCACTATTCGGAGTGCGCAGAAAAATAAAATGTCAATGTTCTTGACATTCCCTTGACCAAAAACTCCCAATATGATACCTTGCAACCAGAAATGAGGTGAGTGTTTGGGTAAGACGAAGCGACTGACCCGTGTGACGGCAGGCCGACTGGTTTCTGCAATCATCTATACGCAGGCGCAATCCACGGATCCTGAATGCGTGAGGGCCGCTAAGGCAAAGGTTAGCAGCGAGGCGCGCAAAAGACTTAACCGCCGACAGAGCTGGGAAAAGTTGGAGCTGTTGCTCGCTGAAAACTTCGACCGCCCGGATCTATGGGTTACTCTTACCTATGATGACGATCACCTCCCGGAAAGCAGAGCGGAGGCCCTTCGATGTCTCGAGAAGTTCCTCCGCTCTCTCCGGCAAGCAAGACGAACAGCTGGGCAGGATCTCCTATATATAAAAAACGTGGAGACCCTTACAAAGACCGGAGAACCAACCCGATTGCATCACCATGTAGTTATAAACGCGGTTGGCAATGATTATGAGGCTATACGATCTCTTTGGCAGTATGGATGCGATATTGAGATCGAAGGCCTTCTTGATAATGGCCGAACCTATGCGGATATAGCGCGGTACATGGCGAAGGAACGTCCGCCAGTAGGCAAAAACTCCTGGACGCCATCCCGAAACCTCAAGAGACCCAAGCGAGAAAGCGAGCTTGTCGACGACAGCTTAACCCTTGCGCCGCCTCCTGGCGCTGTGATTCTGGATCGTGAAGAGCAGCACAACGCATGGGGTGAATATGTTTATTTAAAGTATCTGATGCCATACCAACCCAAGCGCTCTACGAAGCGGAAACCATATAAGGACGTTTTTTCTTCTGGCTTGGGGTAATGTATATTCTTACGTAAGGAGGTCGAGAAATGGGAAATAAAACGTTTACATCGACGCGCAGACATGTTATAGTGCGAGTAGAAGAAGGACGGGCCGTGTGCCCGATCTGCGGCGCCAGGACGCAGCAGCGCATCCTGGACAGCACCACCCTGAAAGACTTCCCCTTGTTCTGCAAGAAGTGCAAGCTGACTTCGCTTGTGCGAACTGAGAGCCTGAGCCTGAGAGCCTGAGCCACAATCCCCAAAGTGGGATTCGTTGCTCGGGCTTTTTATTTTGCCTGACAACTGATGATTTGAGCCTGAGCCGCTGAGCCTGAGCCTTCGCCCTCACCGGGCGGCTCGGGCTTTTCTTTTTGCCTATGAGCTTTGATTATTCACGAAAAAACAAACGCTGGCGGCGACTGCGAGAACAGGCGCTGCGAAGAGACGGGTACCGATGCAGAGAGTCTGCTCGCTATGGCAAACACGTTGCCGCGCAGACCGTCCATCACATCTGGCCTGCGGAGGACTATCCCGAGTACGCGTACTGCCTGTGGAACCTGGTCAGCCTGTCGCTGGAAAAGCATGACGCCATGCATGATCGGGTTACTCGAAAGTTAACTGCGCTGGGCGAGTCCTGGCGGCGAAAAACGATCCCCCCACCCCCTTCGGCCCAAACTTAGGGGAGCTTACAGCTGGGCGGGGAACCTTGAGCACACGCGGCAGAAAAATTTCAAAAGGCCGAAAATCCGAGAAAAAAGTTTAAAGAAACGCATAATGCGCCCGCCTGTACGCCTGGGACACGGACGCGAATCGCGGACAATCCCCGCGGACAGCGACCCGGGCGCGGACCAGACCGCAACGAAAGGGGTGAGCGAGTGACAAAAGAAGACCTGTACAAGCAGCAACTCAGTGCCATGGGTATTTACGAACCGGCGTTTGACGCCGCAATTCACACCCTGGCTGTCATGGAGCGAGAGCTTTCTCGCGTTCAAAAAGCCTGGAAGGCTACAGCCCCGGACAAAGACACGCCGCCTTCTCCTTTGGATCCTCATTACGCCCTGATCCAAAGTCTGCGCAAAGACATCCTGAACCACCGCGACGCTCTGGGGCTTACGCCGAAGGGCCTGCAACGGCTTCGCCGTGTTCCTTCCGGTGCGGATACCCCTGCGCAACAGGGCGCATCGGCCCCCTTTACGTCTGTCCTGGACGCGATCCAGGCCTCGGTGCGCGGCAATGGCTGAGGGAAAGCACGAGCGCATCGTCCGCGAATATGCGGAATCTCAGCTTGACGCTGAAACTACCTGTGAGGACGTGAAAGCCGCTTGCAGACGATACCTGTCAGACCGAGAGGATCCTCGCTGGGAGTTTCGGCCGGAGCTGCCGGAATTTATCATCCAGGTCCAGCAGACACTTTTCTGCCACCAACAGGGCGAAGACCTTCATGGTAGGCCTTTGCGCGGTAAGCCGTTTTTGCTGCAGCCCTGGCAAATGTTTTGTGTGTACAACATCGGCGGATTTTATATCCCCGGCACAGATCTGCGCCGGTATCAGGAGGCGCTGCTGGAGCTGGCCCGCAAGAACGGCAAGACGCCGTTTGCTACATCCCTTGCCTGGGCAGTCGGCCTTTGGTACAGCCGGAGCGCATCCAGAATCAAAACCGTGGCCGGATCCATCAAGCAGAACATGGAGGGTTTCGGCTTCCTGAGCTATAACCTGCACCGGCTTGGCCTGACCGTCCGTGAGGATCCAGTTCACGGCCTGCGCGTCCTGGACAGTTCTCTCGGTCATAGTTTCTCCGGCGACATCTGGCATGGCTCCATTTCCTTCGAGGCGCTTGCGTACAAGCCGGACATCTTTGATGCATTCAACGCCAACATCATCCACCTGGATGAGCTGGAGCTTTACAAAAATGCCACCCCATACACCCGACTGCGTGACGCCACCAAAGCCTACGGCAATAAGTTGATTTTGGCGACTACCACGGCCGGTGATGATGGTCAAGGCTTTTGCGCCCAGCGAGTGGACTATTGCAGCAAAGTTGTCCGTGGCGAGATCACAGGCCCGGATGCAGACAGAACATTCGCTTTTTTGGCGCGGGCGCCAAAGGGTGACGATGGCGAAGTGGATTACTTAAATCCCGTGATCCAGCAGATGGCAAACCCCAGCTGGGGTGTGACCATCCGGCCCGATGACATGATGGCAAGCGCTATGCAGGCCCACAATGACCCACAGATGCGCAAGGAGTTTCTTACCCGAAGCCTGAACGTTTTCGTTAACTCTTTTAAAGCATGGTTTGACGTGGATGAGTTCCGCCGGTCTGATCACCGGTACAGCTGGAACCTGAAAGAACTGCCCCGCAAGGTTAAAAACTGGTACGGCGGCGCAGACCTGTCAAAGCTCCACGACCTGACGGCAGCTTGCATTGTGGGAGAAATCCCCGCCAAAGCTGCTGCGACCGAAGACTGGACGCCGCCGGAAGACGTACTGGTGATTGTTCCTCACTGTTGGTTTCCCATCACTGCCGCGGCAGAAAAAGCCGATCAGGATAATATCCCCTTGTTTGGCTGGATGGATGACGGATGGCTGGACATGCCCAACGAGCCGTCCATGGATCCTGCAATGCCGGTGACGCAGTTTAAGAGTTGGCGTGCCTCCGGATACAACATCAAAAAAGTTGGCCATGACCGGAAGTTTGCCCGGAAGTATTACACGGCCATGAAATCCGCCGGATTCACCGTTGTAGACCAACCCCAGTTGTATCTCCAGAAGTCTGAGGGTTTCAGGTACATCGAACACAAGGCAAAAGTCGGGTGCCTGTATTACTGCCATGCTGAACCCTTTGAGTATTGCGTTGGGAACATCCGGGCCCAGGAAAAAGTTGACGATGCCGTTCAGTACGACAAAATTTCCCCCAACCAGCGCATTGACGTTTTTGACGCTGCGGTTTTCGCCACTATCCGCATGCTGATCGATACGGAAAAGAGTTCCACGATCAGCAAGTGGTTCAATTCGGACACATAAGGAGGTTGGAGCCGTGAGGCTTCCTTGGAAAAAAGAAAAGCGCTCCGCTGCGAGCTTGATCCTGGGCATCAACAGCCCGGGCGTTGTGATTCCTGATGGGTACCACCGTCTCACTGATGCGCCGGAAGTGGCCGCAGCCAAGTGGCGAATCGCGGATCTGATCAGCAGCTGCCCAATCCACCTAATGGAGAACACCAGTAGCGGTGACGTTCGTGTCCGCGACGCGCTGGCCAGAAAAGTCGATTATGACCCGTATTCTCTCGGAACCCGGAAGAGCCTTATGTTTTGGCTGGTGGATGCAATCCTGGACAAGGAAGCTTTTTTGCTTCCTGTAACGCGCAATGGCTATCTCCTTGATCTGGTGCCCATGCCGGGCGCATGGACGGAACGGCCGGAAGACATGGACGGGTATCTGGTCCACTGGAATGAACAGACGTTCACCAACCAGGACGTGCTGCACTTCCCCCTGCACTCAGACCCCCGTTATCCCTGGAAGGGTATGGGGCCCCGGGTGCAGCTCCAGCAGATCGTAGATTCGATCATGCAAACTCAGGAGACAAAGAAGGCATACATGTCCACCGAGTATAAGCCGCCTTTGATTGTTTCCGTTGACTCTGACGTGGACGCTCTGGCCAGCGAAGCAGGCCGGGAAGCGTTCGCGACAAAGTACCTCGCCACAAAGCCCGGGCAGCCCTGGATTATCCCAGGTGGAATGATTTCCGTGCACCAGACAAAACCGCTGAGCCTCACAGACCTTGCAGTGAAGGATGGTGTGGAGCTGGACAAAAAAGCTGTGGCCTCCATCTACGGTGTGCCCGGCTTTATGGTTGGCGTCGGCAGCTATAACCGGGATGAATACAACACTTTCGTCTCCACCGTGCTGCTGCCCATTTGCCGGGTGATCGAGCAGGAATTGACAAAAAAGCTTCTTCTTAGTGATGTGCGATATTTTCGCATCAATGTGCGAAATTTGTATTCCTACACGCTCCAGGAAATGGCCAACATTGGTGATGAGCAGTACGTCCGTGGCCTGATGACCGGTAACGAGGTCCGCAACTGGCTGGATCTCCCGCCCAGGGACGGCTTGGACGAACTGGTTATGCTGGAGAACTATATTCCTGCCGGTATGATCGGCGACCAGAAAAAACTCATTCAGGAGGCTTCCAATGAAACTGAAACGTGATAACGCCCGGCGCGTAAGCAGTGCACCGGTCGATTTCCAGACAAGGTCTGAGGAGGGCGGCCCGATCATTGAAGGCTACTTCGCGGTGTTCAATTCGGACTACGTTCTGTGGCCCGGCGCCGCAGAACAGGTGGCTCCCGGGGCCTTCGCGTCCAGTCTGGGCGTGCATGACATCCGCGCCCTGGTGGACCATGAATCCCGCCTTGTGCTGGGCCGCACCGGATCCGGCACTCTTACGCTGCGAGAGGATGACCGCGGCTTGTACGGTGTAATCAAAATCAACGAAGCAGACAGCGACGCCATGAACCTCTACGCCCGCGTCCAGCGGGGTGACGTCAGCCAGTGCTCTTTTGGTTTTGACATATTGGACGAGGAATATATCCAGAATCCGGACGGCAGCTGCCGCTGGATCCTTCGGGATGTACGCCTCTACGAAGTATCTGTGGTCACTTTCCCGGCGTATGAGGAGACGTCCGTATCTGCCCGGAAAAGAGACTACGAGGAAATCAAGCGCCGTCAGACGGAAGCCTGGCGGAACAACATGAAAGAGAGGTTGAGTAAATGCTCAGAGTAATGCTGATGCGTAAGCGTCAGACCGCCCTTGAAAAAGAAGAGGCTGAACTTCGTTCCCAGCTGGCCGGCTTTGAAACCCGTACCGGCGAAATTGCCGAAATGGTCGAAGCTGCTTCCACTGACGAAGAAGTCGCCGCCGCTACCGCAGCCGTGGAAGAGCTGGAAGAACAGCAGAAAACCACGAAAGACAGACTGGAGGCCGTTGTTTCCGAGCTTCAGACTGTCATTTCCGACATTGAAGCTGCCGAAGCCGCTGCTGCCGCAGCTGCCGCCAGCGAGACCGACACCAGCGGCGAGGGTGAAGAAGGCCGCAGTGAGAGAGGAGCAAAGAAAATGAATCGTGAAGAGCGCCGCCGGAATGCTGCTGAGTTTCAGCGTACCGGCAAAACCAAAATCAAGAATGTCCGCGAATTTGTTCGTGCTGCCCTGCTGAGCACCGACACCATCGGCCCCACCAAAGTCGGCGGCATTAACGCCGAAATCGGTACCGGCATTTCCAGCCTGATCGACCAGATCAAGATCACCGACTGCACCGGCTTTGCCGCGTACAAGGTCGCTTATGAGAAAGACACCGGTGCTGAGGCTGCTACTTTCGAGGAAGGCACTGTTCCTACCGAGATCGGCCCCTCCTTTGGCTCCGTCACCCTGATGCCCGATTTGGTGGGCGCAATCTCCTACGTGTCCAAAGAGATCCGCAAGACCACTCCGCTGAATTACGAGGAGGCCGTCCATGCTGTCGTCCGCAAGGCCCTGCGCCGCAGCCTGAGCAAGCGCGCTGTCAGCGCGATTTACGCGTCCGACCTGAACACCAGCTTTGAGGTGTCCTCCACTGCTATCGGCCCCAGCCTGTTGAGCGACATTATCCTGTCCTACGGCGGTGATGAGGACGTGGAAGGCGTCGGCACCCTGATCCTGAACAAGGCTGATCTCAAAGCTTTCGCTGCTGTGCGCGGCAAGAACGAATACCTGCCTGTTTACAGCATCATCCCCGATGCCAGCAACCCCAGCGCCGGTGTCATCAAGGACAACAACGGTCTGAGCTGCCGGTACATCATCAACAAGAACGTGCCCAGCATCGCCACCGCCGGTGCCGGTGTCGCCTCCATGATCTACGGCAACCTGCAGAGTCTGGAGATGGGTCTGTGGGGCGATCTGGAAGTGGCTGTGTCTGAGGACTATAAGTTCGGCGAGGGTCTTCTGACTGTCCGCGGCGAAGTCATGGCTGCGGCCGCCGTCACCGTCAAGGGTGGCTTCGTCACCGTCAAGGCCACTGCGTAATTATTTCATGCGGAAAGGAGCTGTTTAAATGGCTGAGACCGATCCTCGAGCGCTGACAATGCTGCAGGTTGATCTTGGGTATCTGAATCCCCCTGCAACAGTCCATGACTACCTCGTCCAGCTGCTTGCCGCTGCGCAGCAGGAACTGGAGCGCAAGGGCGTCATTTTGAGCAGCTCTGACCCCGCAGATGTGCATTTGCATGTGATGTATGCCGCCTGGCTTTATCGAAAACGTGCTACGGGCGCAGCCATGCCGGATATGCTCCGGTATGCGCTGCGCAATGCGCAGGTCCATAAAGCTCTTATGTCCAAGGAGGCTGCCGAATGATCTACGACCGCATTTTAACATTGGCTGAACTGGACAAAGCGTCGTCTCCCCTTTCCCGGCGTCTAAAACCGGGCCAGTCAATGTTCTATGCCCCCCGGGAGGTATTCACCTCCCGGTACTGGGCAGCCCAGCAAGTGGGCATCCGTATCGACACGATGGTGCAGCTGAACGGCTGGCATGACGTACCTAATGAGAGTTACGTTATCCTTCAGGATGGACGAGCTTACCGCGTGACGCGCATGCAGCAGGTTCTGGACTCTGATGAGCTTCCCGTCACTGTTTTGGACCTTCAAAGAGAGGATGATAAATATGAACTTGTCCGACCTTGAAGCTCTGCTGAAAACAGTCACGCCGGAAGTGTACCATTATGGGGCTCCATCGGCTACAGCGCGATATATCGTGTGGGCCGAATATGGAACTGCTGACCTGATGGGCGATGATTACGCTCAGTTACAGATCCCACTTGTCCAGATCGATGCGTACTCACAGGACGAGAACGACACGCTTGCCGCTTCTGTAATTACAGCGCTGGCTAATGCCGGGCAGTATTGCACTGTCATTGGCATCGAGTTTGATGATGAGACTCTGACCGTCCGAACGATTTTACAGGCACAGCTTATCTGACTA